CCTTAACATTCTTCATAGCGCCCTCAAACGTCTTACCAGACGCCTGCGCAGCACCACCCATACCAAGCTTCATCGCAGCCGCAAACGTGGCAAAATCAATCTGCCCCTTCGACACCATCTGCGACACCTCAGCCGAGGTTTTACCCGTCTGCCTGGCAAGCAAAGACAGTACAGGAACACCCGCCATCGTAAGCTGCAACATGTCATCGCCCTGCAACTTACCGCGAGCCATAACAGACGTGAAGATAGCGCCCGTATCCTGAAACGACTTACCCGAAATATAAGACACATCGGCGACAGTCTTCAACACATCCGTCATCTGCCCGCCAGACTTCACACCCGAAGCAGACAACGCCGCAGCCGTAGACGCCGCATCCCCCAACGCATACGACGTACCAGTCACAGCCTCAATAGCCGAATTCATAATCGAAGACGTATCAGAAGACGTATGACCCAAACCAGTCAACTTAGCCTGAGCCTCATCAATAGCCATAGCGCGAGCAATACCGCCACCAATAGTCACATCATAGATAGACTTGAGGCCCTTCTTAGCAACATTGATGGCACCCACCATTGCGGCACCACCAAGCGCCAACTTCATGCCCTTAGCAAAAAGACTACCCGAACGCTGACCCTCAGCAGGCATAACACCCGACAACTGTTTACCAACATCAGCCTTCAAACCAGGCATCTTCGTATACAACGACACATATGCGGAAGCAATCTCACCAGACATACACTATTCACCCCATAATATTAATCTCGCGAGACACCCCACCACCGGCACGAACACGCGCTAAAATATCGTCCACCTGCCCAGACGTAAACCGGGCCCTACGCTCATCCGTCGGCCTCGCCACAGGCTCCGGCTGCCCCTCACTATTAGCAGACCTGTAATGATCCAGCACGTCCAGTACAGCCCACTCGCACCACTCAAACGGGCGCTGCCAACCATTCAGGTGGGCCGCCAACTGGCTAGACGTATCGGTACACAACACGCCAGCCAGCCGGACAGCCTCACCCCAACACATCTGCGGGCCACCAACACTATAAACAGAAACACCAAATTTAGTGCGAAAATCGTATTCGATGGCCCCACGATAATCATCAATCAGGCCGTGGAGCCAAACTATTCCCCCAAAGAGGCACCCTTACCGTCAGGCTTCCACTCCATCCACTGACGGAAAATCTCGGCAACACGAACCATAGGAAGCCCCTCCAGGGCCTCCACCGCGTCAGCCGGGGCGGCAGCCTCCAACATAGAAAACATCACCTCAACCTGGGCGAAATCCGCAGACTCCCCCGACTGGGCAATCCTGGCGGCACGGCGAAACACGCGGGCAGGAACAGCCTGAGCCGTCTCCTCCGCATCCGCCAACACCCAGCTACGGTCACCAATCTTCAACGTGTAACCTGTGTCACTCATTTATCAACAATCCCTAAAATCGTGTATCAGTTCTCAGACGGCGGATTCGGATCCGGCTGAGGCTTCGGAGAAGGAGGAGTATCAGCTTTTAAAGCCGTCATCCACCCCCGACCCGACACCGCATTACCAGTCTTATTAATCTGGGCAGGATACGCCTTCAACGTCACACCATACCCGTACACTTCGCCATTCTTACCCTTAATCTCGTCACGATCAATGAGCTCAACCTCGGGGAAATAGTAGCGAATAACCTGATCGCCATCCACAATATCCATCAACAGGGCGTGAACACCCGTCGTAGCACCTGGAGAAATATCGAACGAACCCGAATCGGATCCGGCAGTAACCTTCGACTGCCAAAACAGCTCGATAACCTCTTTCTTGGATTCGATCAGCTGGAAAGAAATCTCGATAGAAGACTCTGTAGCCACAGTGCGAACAACATCCGCATTCTGCCAAGCCTTCAAATCATCCGTTTTACGCTCAGGCTTAATCTTAAACCCGTCATCCGACAGATATCCTAAAGCGGTAAGCCCGGAAGGAACCGACTCCACACCCTTAATAGTATCACCCGCGTGCGCGTCACCAATATAAACGTCACCAGTAACCGCTGAACGAACATTAGACGCTTTACGTGTTGCAGCCATCACAACCCCCATTAAATATCAAACAATTACATTAAAACAAAAACAAATACGTTTACTCAGATTCGACAGGCCTGCATATCAGCTCGAACAGCGAATACACATCAAAACGTGCACCATCAACCAGCAAATCAGGGCCAGTAGAACGTTTACAATACACCACAGGGTCACCGTCCACACCATCAGCCAAGACAGCCTCAACACGCCTCGACAGGCTCATAGCACGATCAGGCGTATCCGAGAAAACATTCACCCGCAAAAAAACACGCTCACGCACATGCAACTGCGGGCCACCATCCAACGCAAGCCAAATCAAGTCACCGCTGAAATCATCGGGCACCGTCCCCACACAGGGTATATCAGACAGCCAGCCATCATCCTTGAGCACGCGTTTAGCCCACTTCCTGGGGTCATCGTAGACGATCACGACGCAGCCCCAATCGACCTAGCCAGCGTGCCATGCTTCGCCTCAATACGCTTCCCACCCTTATAGGTGGTGCCAATCCTCGCCACAGCCTCAACACGGTGAACCTGCACCTCCGACGACAAACCATTACGGTATTGGGCCTTATCGAAAGCGTTACCGCCCACATTCGCCGAGGCCGCACGCCTCACCCTTTCGCCACGCTCAGCCAACATGCCCTGCACCCCAGAAGACTTCAACACCTCACGAATACCCGGCAAGTTCAGCTTCACATTCACATCTTGTGCCACTACCCATCAGCCCTTCTTGCGCTTCACATTGATCTGCGTGCCCGCATCCCAACCGGACATCGGATGATGCCACACGATAGGAGACCCGTCAGCCTCCCACACAACACCCCGAATACGCCACCTGCAACGATAATCAGCGCCCACAACAGGGGACTTGAAAAGCATCGACCAATGCTCATAGTCAGAGTCACGCCCCGCGGCCTCATCCTCCTGCGAAACGGAAGCATAGATGGCCACGTTATGAAACACGGTTTCGACAGGCTTAGACCAGTCTTCCACCTTGTCGCCAAGATCATCGACACGAACAGTCGGTTGAAGCATCACAACCGTTTCACCATACGGAAAACTGGTCATATCATATCTCCCACAAAGGGCCAGCGTAGCCGTTAATATTCGACCCGCACGAGCAACCCTCACCCCACACAGTGGAACACACCTCAGAATGTGCATATCGACCATTAATAGTTGGGGTGATAGTGAACGCTTTACCAGCCCCACCATCACCCTCACACAACTTCTTCAACGCAGCAATCTCAGAAGGCCACAACAAATTCGTAGGAGTACTAGACCGTGTAGTCTGAGCAAACGGGCCCGCAGACTCATACTGCACCTGACCCGAAACGCCAGTATCATTCCAGCGCAACAAAGCCCTGCGCAGAATCGCCTTAGCGGCATCCCGATATTTGAAATCCGGTTTAGCGATACAGGGGGCGACACTGACAGCCACAGCCTCCACATCGGCAATCATCGCCTCAAGCTTCTCTCTAGGAATATCGGCGAAAGGCTCAATATCCTCAGGCTTCAAAATGATACCCATCAACACCACCCCCTGCACATTGACACATCACCGCAACAATAAATCAGTTCTCGGCCGGCGGATTAGGCTTAGGGGCAGCCTTCTCCTTCACAACAGCAAACGAATCAAGCGACTCGATAGCCACATACAGAACAGCCTCGGCACGAACCATAACCTCATTATGGCCCTTCAGGTCACGCCCAGTCTGATCCGGGTCACCATACTCGATAAGCTCGATCGGGAAGTTACGCTGGAAACCCCAATGAACACGAGAGAAATCACCCACAATAGCCTTAACACCAGAGGCAGGCGACATCTCCGGGGCACCCGAAACAGTCGAAGAAGCACCAACATTCAGGCCGCGCCAATTATCCAAACCGGCAAACCCGGCGGCAGGATACATAGGCTGGCCGGCAAGCGGAGACCCCTTCGGATACACCTCAGTAGACAGAGCAAACGAGAACGCCGGATCCAAAGCAACACCGTTAGGAACCTGCAAACCAGCACCAGCGATAAGACCGACAGCCTTAACAAGATCAGTCGTAGCGCTATCGGTTGCATCAACAACATGATTCGTCTCATCCAGCGACACCTTGACAGCCGCAGCAGGCTTACCCGTAGCCGGATCAACACCATGGAAAGCAATCAGATCCACGGCGCGACCAATCGAAGCACCAAGAGCAGGCGAAATCAGATCCTGAAGCACACCCAGACGGTAATCAGCATCAGCCCACATAAACTCGTCCGAGACACGCTGCTGAGTCACAACCTTGATAGGCTGCGCAGTAAACGCCGAAACATCAACAGACGCGGAAGGCTTAACCTCGCCCTCGCCAACAATCTTAGCGCGAGGAACACCACTAAAAACGGCGCCCTTAACAGGCCCGAAAATAGTCGGCTGCTCCGGCGAAAGCTTCGCCAAAACACCAGAATCGATAGCACGGTCACGAACCGCACCAATCATAGAACCAGGAAGCTCAAGCTTCCCTGCAGAAAGAAAATCGTCAGCCATCACAAATCATCTCCTAGAATTATTGACAAGAGCATCCACAAACGCGACACCCTCGCGTCGTTTAACATCATCAACGGGGGCACTCCCCGCAAGACGGCGCACACCCGCGCCACCACTACTATGGTCGATCAAACCCTTCAAAGCTTTCGCAGACTCGGCAAGCGACTCCTTATCGCCACCCGACAAGAAAGCGATCGCATCACCCGACAGGCCACACTCGGCAGCCACCTCGCGCTTCACACCCTCAAGAACAAACCCGTTAATCCGGTCTTCGAGTTCCTCATTCTTGCGGCGAAGATCATCAATCACAGACCCCGCATCACCATCCGAGGCGCGAAGCTTCTCCAACTCGGCGAAATTACTTTTAGCACGAGACTCCCACTTACGGGCCTCAGCCTTCCAATCAGTCCCCGGCGATTTACCCTCGCCTTCATTCTTCAACTGATTGTCGGCTACCTCCTGCCCGCCATCGTCTTTTACCGTATCAACAATGCCGTTATCCTTTCCGGACTCCACAACATCATTGTCAACATTCTGTTCCTCAACACTCTGATCGGCCATAGCCTAACCCTACACTCCTTGCGGAAAACAACACAACATTGTTGACCCCCGTGCGGGAGACAACCCTGTGCACCAATAACCGGCGGCGCACAACCGGAAACCACATCAAATTATCTCATGCCGCCAACAGTACGCATAGCCTTCAAAATATTGCCAGGCGACTGCTGCAACCCGTGATCATCAACCCACTCACGGGCCTTCTCATACGTCCTCTGATACTCGGCATCAGCCCTATTTGGCTCCCAAGGGCCAACAACCTCAACCACCGTACAACCACAATGATCATGATACTTCGAACCAAACGGACGCTTACCACCACGCTTATGACGCCGCGTATGTCCAGTAGTAAGTGCCCTTTCTTTGGTCGTATAATCCGACCTCGTAGCCAACATGGCACAAAAAGCACACGGATCACCATCAGTCACCCGACGCCACGACCTACCCTGCGCACCCGCCGACCACTCAACCGTGTCACGACCAGCATTCATAACAGCCCGATCAAAACCCGCAGCCATCGCATCAATCGTGTCATTCGCCCTATCCGGGTCACTCTCAAGAATCTTCATAGTCGAAAACGACCTAGCCAAAGCCGCCGCAGCATCAAACTCGTCATACACAATCAAACCCGGATCCACACCATTCAACCGGCGAAAATCCGACACAAACCTGGCAGCCAACGATGCCGAACCATCATGGCCGGCACGCTCCAACTCCACACACAAACGCACATACTGCGTGTCACTCATCCTGCCGGCACGCCACAAACGACCAAGCTCAGAATAATAGCCCGCATACTTCCCAGCAAACCTGACCGCCTCACGCTGATACTCAGTCGCAGCAAGCCTCGCCTCAACCCCCGAAGCCATCGCCTATCATACCTCGTTCGTCTGCCTAGAAATAGCACCCGCCAACACAGCCAACGGGTCAGACGACTCGGCACGATGACGCATCACAGCCTCAACCTGCACATCATCAAGCCCCAACATCTCCAACACGATACGACTGTCAGCCGGAAGAATACCGGCACCAACAAGCTTCGTCACAGCATCAGCCGTAGCCGCCCGGGTAGGCGTCGAAGCATCACGCCAACGCAAACCAACATCACCAAAAAAATCGGCCTCATCAACACGAGAATCCAACGCCTTGGCAGCCAAAAAACCAACCGACAGCCAACCCTGACCAAACGACGTTTGACGCCGCTCAGCACGCTTCACAAGCCGAGATTCCTCCGCAGCCAAAGCCTCACCCGAAGGTGGGTTAGACGTAATAAACCCGAAGTAGCGTTCCGGAACAGCCGCCTCACCCGCTGTCAACTGCGCCAACAGTCTCATCTGATCCGAATACGGTGTAGGCGAATTGACAGGAAACGACCCCACATTCGGAGTGTCACCATCATCATCCTTATCCACAGCCCACACAGAAGCCATCGACAGGACCCAGCCAGGCTGCGAAAACTCATCCGCACTCACGCCAGTCACCCAACGCTGAGGATACGCATAAAAATCACGATTCACAGACTGCCCCAACAGTGTGCGCACAGCCTCATCCGTGTAAGCCCTAATAGACCTCGTAATCTCCGAACGCCCATCAATCCTAGAAGTACGGCGACGATTCACAACAGGCACCAACGGAACCGCCCCAAGCACATTCGGTATACGGCCCGTCTCAACCCACTCACGAGACCCACGCCGCTCCACCTGAACAATCACATCAGGAAGCAACAACTCCGCCTCAACAACCTCCGGATCACACGTCTGCTGCACCACAAGGCCAGCATCCAGACGAGACCCGTCAGCCGAAAACTTGCCCGTGCAATTCTTTGGTGACTGCGGACGAACCAACACCGACCCATCATCCTGGGGAATAACAGCCACAAACGACAACCCAAAAATCAGCGCATCCAAATGCACATCACACGACGCCGTAGCAAGCCGATTCGCAGCATACACACCATCCAGGCCGTAGCCGTCACCATTCGTCCAGCCAAGCCAATCCAGACGCTCCTCCAAAGCATCCACAGCTATACCAGGCCACGACACCACCGTTTGCACACGCTGCAACTCCGGAGGAATAGCCACCCCCAAATCACGCACCCGGCTCGAGCCCTCATAGTAGCCCTCAATACGGCAATGCCACGAAGACAACCTTTGGATACGATCGTACATGCCCTCAATCAGAGCCAACTCATCCGAGTTCATACCACAGACACCCGCTTCCTACCACTACGCTCCCGACGGCCACGACGAACACGTTTAGCCCCCAAAAACGCCAACGACACAGCCTCCAAAGGAACCTCAGAACCATCCTTAAACGAGGAACCCCAACCCCACGCAGAGCCTTTCTTTTTCTGAACCGCCGACCTCACAGCAATATCCAACATATCGCGCCTCGAATCGGCACGAGGATGACTGATCACACCCGACCTGACACCCTCCAAAAACGCCTGACACGCCTCCACATACACGCCAGTATCAGCAACCACCACGCCACGGCCAGGAACGCCACGATCCGTCAACGCCTTCTGCAACAACACCGCACCAGACCCGGCAACCATAATCCGGTCAGTATCACCCCAACGAACCGCCAACCAGTCAGCCAACCGGCCCACACCATCCACAATCGTCCCCGACAGGCCATCAATAACCTCAACATGAACACCAGCATCAGTTTTACCGGCACCAGCCAAAGCAACCCTATTGCCTGATCGCGAAAACGAGACACCAAACACTTTCCCGCCAGAAAGCTTCGCCTCATCCACCGCAGACTGAGCCCACTTATCAGCAGGAACCACAGACGCAGCAGACTGGCCACGATCCCACCAGCCAAGCCGCTCCCTCGCAAACCCGGCAGCAGACATCGACTCATGCTCATCGCTTACGGTCCCAAAATTCAGGCGACGCCCCAACGCCGGATTCGTATCCCCCGCCAACTTCCGCCACTGCCGCGACACATCATCCGGATCAGACTCGTCAGGAATCGAAAACTCCGTCCACGCAAACCTCTTACCACCCGACAAAGCCTGCCCACGCAAACGCAACACCACCGAACCATCCGCCAACGGCCCAGGCGGCGTACCCAAAAAAATCTGCTGCGGATCACCAGACGGGGCAGCACTTACCGTAGGAAGCAAAGCCTCCAACTGCTCATCCGACAACTCCTGAGCCTCATCACACACCAAATCATCAACAGTAAACCCGCGAGCCGAACCCCGGCTACGGGCCACAAACTCAACCGAACCCCAACCCGGACAACCACACTTACGCTCAAACGTGGCACAATCCGGATGATGCAACACAATAGCCTCCTGACCATTCGTCGCCCGAATCGACTTCACCATACGATACAAGTCAGGAAACTGCCGCTCATTCTCAAAAAACGAACGCAACCGCATAAACGCCTTACGAGCCGACTTCAACTCGTGAGCCGTATGCAAAATACGGCGACCCTGAATAGTCGCCTTAAACAACTCCACAACCTCAAGGATCGCGTTCTTGCCATTCTGGCGAGGCACAAACACCCCACACACACCCGAAGCAAGCCTGCCATTACCACCGACAGCCAGCCAATCATCCAATACCTGCTGCTGCCACGGATCAGGCGTCAACCCATACGCACGACCCAACTCCCCAGCATCACCCCCAGCAGACACCGAATACGCCGCAGCCACACGGTGACGAGGAACCTGAGACCCAACAACACCAGACACCTAATCAGGCCCCCTTGCGCTTCCTATACCGGTCAATCATCGCCACCGCAGAACCCCCACCACGGCCACCAGACACCACATCAACCGAATACCGATCCAACATACCCATAAAAGCCTTCACATGAGCACGAAGCGAAGCCACCAAATCCGCGCGACCCTCACGCCACACACAATCATGAATCACCGCAGCATCCATGAGAAACAACCACTCCTCATCAGACACGTACTGCGCGCGGCTATCCTCACCCCACACACGCCACCAACGACGCGTCTCCCCACACCACTCACGAGACCCAGGAAGCTCAGGCTGCACCACAACCACCACCAACACAAAAAGTCGACAAACAGACAAAACCACAAAAGGGAGGTATTTCAC